GTGAATGTGCGACATCAGAGCCAGAGCGTTCATCTCTAAGAGAAGTTCGCAATCCCATGCTCGCGCTGCCCAGCACCCAGCGCCTGCTTGCGCTGCCGCCGTCCCAACGTGCTGTCTTGCGCGCAGTGCTACTGGACTTGCAGCGCGAAGCGCGGGAAAAGGCTGAACTCTGCTGGCGCACGCACAAGGCGCCCATGGCCGCCTACTGGAAAGCCGTATCTGTATACGCCGGACATCTAGCGAAGGTGACGAAACCATGACCCACCAACCCAACTCTCCCGCCTCCCGCGCTGAACAAGCGGCGCCTTCCGTTGTCTATGGGGCATTGCCGAACGAAGTCACGCGCAGATTGTGGAATATTCTGAGCTTCTACTCCAACGTAACCAGCTATGACGCCCCGCGTGTCGGCGGTGTGCTTGCCGGATGCCCGCGCGGTGGCGCGCCAACTCCCTATGAACTGACGTGGCAAGCCCGTGAGGGATTGGCGTTGCTCATGGAGGCCCACGGGAAAAAGGCTGAAAAATGGATGCGTGCCGCCCCCAGTGCCGCTACCGCTGCGCGGGAGCAGGAAGCGGTGACGGTGACGGACGCGATGGTCGATGCTTATCTGGAGGCCAATACCGCCTACTGGCAGCGTACCGACCAGATCCCCCCATCACCATCCAGATGGCGCGCCGGCACCCCTCGGGAGGCCACGCGCGAGGGATTGATCGCCGCCCTCGCATTGTGCCAGGAAGCACCAGTAGCACCCCGTGCGCCAGCGCAGGCAGAGCCTGCTGCTGTGGTGCCGGATGGCTGGAAATTTGATGTCACAACCTCGGACGGCCGGGTGTGGCTTACCGTAAAAACACCGCATGGCGCGAGCGCCGCCCTGAGTACTGCTCAAAAAGACGGCAACGGGAGCGAGACTATTGCCGCGCAGGTGCTCTTGTACTTGCGTGACATGCTAGCCGCAGCACCCCAGCCACCAGCGGCAGCGCCCGAGCCGCTGTTCTGGTATCGCCCATGCCGTGATGGTCTGTACGAAGGCCCGCATCACAACAACTCCGTGGGCGGAAAGATGCTGCGCGATGAAAAGCCTGAGGAGTGGCGGCCCCTCTACACCCATCCAACGCCACAGCTTGGCGAGCAAGCCGAACTCAAGCGGCTCGCGGACTGCTGCCCTGAGCTGAATGAGCGGAACTACGATCAAGGCGACGTTGAAGAGTTGAACGCATGGGCAGTCGAAGTAGCTCAGTGCATTGATCGAGCGCTTGCATCCGGCTCACAGCAGGCCGCGCCCGAGCCAGCGAAATCCCCTTCAGGGCAACCGCTGGATGATGATGTCCTTGGCGCACTCGACCTGCGTGCCGAACAGTTTCGCACCGAGGGCGGAGCAATCATCGCGAATAAGCTGCGTGCAGCCCTTCTGCATCCGCACGAGTACCTGCCGCCCGAGCACTGGCTATGTGCTGATCGACCGCAGCCGGCAGCAGTGCAGGGGCAAGTCTGCCCGAATCACAGTAACAAGGAGCCGTATGGCTGTGTGACGACGCATTCAGTGACAGGTCAGCAATTTTTCTACCGTCATCCAGAACCGCCTTATCTAGATAACGCAAGTGAATGTGTAAGTGTCTACACCTACCCAGCGCCTGTGGTGGCGCACGATGCCGAGGACGCGCTCCGACTCGACTTCTTGAACCAACCTGGAATTGAGCTTGGAGAGGACAACGACCCCGAGGTTGAGCAGGGAAAGCGCTGGGTTGTGGACCGCTGTCAGGGTAGCCGCAATGACCGCGAATGGGTCGAGCTGGGCCGGGGCGCTACGCCACGCGAAGCAATCGACGCCGCCATTGCTAACCAGTCCAAAAATGGCGGGGGCATATGAAAGCACTACCAGTCATTCTTGTACCGGTACAGGGTTACGTCCCCGTTCCAGCTGCTGAGGCAACGCACGTCACACTACATTTCCCTGGACCATCTGGACGGATCACATTACCAGTGATTCAACGTGGAACCCGTGAAGGAACTGGGTGTTGGACTTGGAACGGTGACACGGAAAAGCCAACACTCCGTCCAAGTGTGCTTACCGAGGGAATAACTCGAATTGGTGAGAAAGTGAAATTTCGCTGCCACACCTGGGTGACAGATGGGAAGGCTCAATTTCTTGATGATTGTTCTCATGACCTGCGCGGGCAGACCATTGACATGCTGGAGGTTGAATGAGCCCACAATACCTCTACGAACTCGCTGACCTTGCCGACCCTGAAAAACTGTGGCGACTGTCAGGCATTGACCAGCGAGACACACTCACTGAGGCCCAACGCAAACAAATCGATACAGGTGTGGCGCTCCGTCGCTATGCGGACTATCTGGAAAATCTATATAAAGCCTACGATCAGGGAAAGAGCCTCGTGCTAACGAAGATAGGTCCGAGCACCTATACCCGTAGCATCATGCCAACGCCTGAAGAGCATCAGCGTTTGCGCGATATACGCAACTCCAACAACAAGAGGGAGTCTAGAGCATGAGCACTGAGACAAAACAACTCCTGACGGACAACGATCTGGCCAATATTCAGGGCACTACCTATCTGGCTCTGGTGAAAGAGGGCTACAACGGCGGCGTGGGCGAATCGCAATGGGACAAAGCGTATGGCCGCGCCATTGAAGCCGCAATACTCTCCCGTCTCCAAGAGAAGAATCCCCCGGTGGCGACAGTGAAAGAAAACCCGTACTGCCCCGAAGGGACGAGCGACGAACTTACCGACTATTTGCCGGTTGGCATGAAGCTATTCGCCTTTCCCCCGATAGCACCAACCCAGCCCGTAGGTGATGAAGTGCTGCGCGAGGCGGCGCTCGATGTTTTGGAGAAGGCTCCCTGCGAGTGCCCGCATAAGTTGCGTTATGAGACAGGCGAACACTTCAGCGGTTGTCATCTGTTCGACTTGAACAAAGCCCTTGCAGGCAAGCAGCCGCGATTCTTAAACGTGTCGTGTAGCCAGTGCGGAAAAGAGTTCGGCCCGGGGAACGCTGGCTATTCGCATTGTCAAGACCATCCCAGTCTGACGGGCAACGCCGCCACTTCGACAGTAAGCGAGCCCCTCTTCGCCCTTCCACCCATAGCACCGGTACTGCCCGAGCCAGTGAATCCGCCTATAGCGCCTGATATTTGCCCGATCACGAAGCGGCGTTTCTGGGGAAATATCTCGCACCCTGAGCGCGGCTTGGTTGCCACCTACGGCGGTCCATACGACACGTACACCATCCCCGAGGTCTGCGAAGACGGCGAACTGCGGAGCGAGCGCTACGACCAAGATGCTGGCGCCTGGACCGAGGGCGGCGAGCCTATTGGGTGGTTCTACGAAGAGCAACCTGACCTTCCTTCTGGTGCCACTCATCCAGTAGCCGCCCCGACAACCGAGCCGCCCAGCCCGACGTCAAGCAAGGTGGTAGAGGCGCTGCGCCAGATTGCAGAAGGCCGCGTGATGACGCCGCAGCTCATTGGCGAGCAGGCAGAGTACACGCACGCCGACACCGTGATCGCATATCAAAAGCTCGCTCGCGCTGCTCTTGAATCAGAGGAAGCACCAAAGGAGCCGATGAGCGATGCTGATGTTTTGGCGATCGAAGTTCTGCAATACAACTTCGGTCTAAACGGAGGGGCTGGGCCGGTGAGTAAAAAGGGCTGGAAGATTATTCGCGCCATAGAGGCCCATCACGGCATCGGGTCTGCGGCCGGCATCAATACCCGCGCACAGGAGGGCAAGCAGCATGGCTGATGCCGCGAGCGAATTGACCCGGCAGCAACTATGTGCCGCCATGGGCATTAGCGAGTCGACTGTGCGCCGACTGGAGCGGGAAGGTCTGCCCTGTACACCGGTCGGCAAAAGGGCCAAACGCTATGATTTGTCCGAATGTAAGAAATGGCTGAGGGAAAACCAGTGTCAACCTGGATCGACAAGGACGGCCGGCGCCACGTCGGAATTATGCTCGGCGGCAAGCGCGTTCACCGCATCCTACCGCCGGGCGCATCTGCGGGTGACGCCAAGCAGCTAGAGGCAGACTTGCGCGCGGCCATCGGCCACCAGCGCGCGCCCGTCATCCCGGGCGACCCTTCCATGGTTGCTGTCCTGGGCGGCTATCTGGAGCATGCCAAGACCCTGCGCAGCCCGGACACCGCCATCCACCACGCCAACCGGCTCGGACCATGGGCGGAGAAGTATCGCGCCAGCCAGGCGCGCGAATGCGCCGCCCACGTCCTGCGCGACATGCGCAATGACTACGCCGTGGCCACAATCAACCGAAGCCTGGGCGCTCTCAAGAAGGCACTGTCAATCGCATGGGAGAACGGCCTGACGCCGGAGAACTACGGCCTGCGCGTCAAGCGCCTCCCGGAGCACAACGACCGCGACATGTTCCTGACGCTCGACCAGGTGAAGGCCATCGCCGACAACGCCAGCGAGCAGGTGCGGGCCGCCATCTGGATTGCCTTGTTCACCGGCTGCCGGCGCGGCGAGATTCTGAAGATGCGCGCCGAGGACATTGGGCCCGACAGCATCGTCATCCATGCTGGCAATACCAAGACGCTCAAGACGCGCACCATCCCCATCGTGCCGCCGCTGCGTAAGTACCTGGACGCCGTGCCGCTGCAGATCAACTTCGAGGGCTTGAAGACTGGGTTTCGCCGGGCGCGCGTGGCGGCTGAGATGCCCTGGGTGACGTTCCATGACCTGCGGCGGTCCTGCGGCACACTGATGATCGCCGCAGGCGTGGATCTGTACGTGGTCAGCAAGGTGCTTGGGCACTCCAGCGTGGCGGTCACGCAAAGTCGATATGCCCACATGCAGATTGACCAGCTGCGCGAGGGCATGAACCGAGCTTTCGGGTAGTGCCTGGATTACACAGGCGATTACACAGGCCGCGCTCCGAGCCGCAATGAAAACAGCGCCCGCGAGGGGCGCTGTCATTGGAGAAAAATACTGGTGGGTGATGCAGGGTTTGAACCTGCGACCCCTGCCGTGTGAAGGCTTGTGCACGTCACGCCAGCCGTGCGGCTCATTGGGGAAAAGCACTCAGGACGGGCAGAAATGGGCCCTGCGCGCGCGCCGATTACACCGGGATTACACCGGCCGGCCGTACAGTTCATCATCAATCGTTGCGGCATACTTACCATCGCCCGAACTCGGTGGAGAACTTTGTGGAAAGCTGCAAGACATACCTTGAAAATCAAGGACTTACGCGAACTGCTTCTAACCGACCGGGAGCAATTGTGCCATGTCTTTCAAAGGGAACTGAATTTGCGGTTAGAAGAAAAATCGGCCTGAAAACAGGGCTACCCATATTTTTACGTGTTAGTTTTTTTGAATAGGCAATATGCAAGGAGCAATTGAAATGGATCACTTCGGCATTGGAGCCGCAATGCGCGGCATGTTTTTGAACTACATGCATAGCGCGCGCAGATCTGGCCGCACAACTTCGTTGGTCGAATCCGTCAAGGATGGTGACCGCATAGTGTTCGCTGAACGGCGAGAAGCCGAACGCATTGAGCACCTGCTGAATAAGCGCAGCGTCAAGGTTCAGTGCATCGTTGTTGACCCCCGAGACCCGGGCCGACTGATTGAGCGCGGGTCTTTGCCTGGAAACGGCCGGACGATCTTCGACCACGGCTGGGTAGAGAGGTTCTACGCTGACGCGATTGAGCGCGCCGCTGACACAATTGACCACCTCCAGCGCGAGGCATCCGGCTTTGGTGAGGCTCACCGCGAGACTGCACGACAAGCTGAAGAGATTGCCCGCTGGAACTAACTCCAGAAACCGCCTCACTTGGCGGGGCACGCGGCGCGCTCCCAAAGTAAATCTGGCTCGGGAGGGATAATTTTACTGTACGCTTATCCAGTATGGGAAATCCGCAAATCCGAATCCATCACGACGGCCCGCCACTCGATGCGCCCGACATGTCGAAGGTGAACGGCGTGCTGTCGCGCATCGGCGGCCAGTACATCGGGGGCACCGCCGACAAGTTGCCACCCGCCCAGGCCGGCGAGCTGCCCGAGCGCCAAGTGGTGATCGACGTGCCCGACCTCGGCCGCGTGCGCATCACCTACATGCTGGCCCGCCACAGGCACTACCGCACGGAGCGGTGGTCGTGGCGCGCGGTGTGGGCGGACAAAGAGGTTTAGGGCGCAGCCGACCGCACCGGGTGCCGAGCCTCTTCGATATCCAGGATCTGATCAAGCTGGCTGCTCACCTCAGCGTACCGGGCGCGGCAGAGGGCGATGTGCTGCCCGACGTCTCGATCGGTGGCAGCGGCTGAGGGCGCAGTCTCAGGTTGGCCGGCAGCGGCTCGCACTGGGTCTGCACCGATGTGGTTGAGCACGCTGACAGTGCCAGCATCAAGGCACTCGCGGCCAGTGAGCGATTGAAGTTGTACACGGGCATCTCCGAGTTGGGTTGAAATCTGCGCCAGCCGGGCCGCCTGGCGGCCGCTGGCTGCGTCGTTCAGGGTTCGCTGCTGCCTGGCGTCGGATGCGGCGATTTCGTCGGCCCTGCGGGCTGCTATCGCGTCCTGGCCGGCATGCCACTTGATGCCGCCGGCCACGCCCCCGGCGAAGATGGCCAGCGCCGCCACCAGCTGCGCGGCCCAGCTCATGCCAGCTCCTGGATGCCCAGCTGCGCGCCGGCATCGGTGATGGTGATGACGCGGTTCGCGGGCTTGTCCGGCACGCGGGTGGACACGTGCACCCACTGCTTGCCCTTGACGCCCTCCAAAATCAGCTGCCCGATGCCCAGCACGCTCACCAGGGGGGCGAGCGTGCGCGCGATCTGCGTGGGCGTGCCGTAGCGTGGCGCCACCACGTCCGCCGCGTGGCCCTGGGTGTGGTCGCTGCTGGTGACGCCGCCCACGGCCGCGTTGAGTCGCTGGCAGCGGTAGCCGCTGGTCACGATGACGGGCACGCCCAGCCGCTCGCGGATGCGCTCCAGCATCTGCGCCGTGAGCACCAGGCGCGGCACTACCTCGGGCGGCGCGGTGTTGTCGATCCCGAGCTCAGCAGCCTTGGCGCTGGCCGTGAGCTCCGCCAAGGTGAAGTGTGTGGTCAGTTGCATGCTGGGTGCTCCTTGCAAGTTTCAGAAGGCGGTCCATCGCGCCAAAGCCGACGTGTCAGCGCGATGTGGATCAGCACGCCGGCGATGCCTGCGGCCTCGTACCAATCCACCGGCACGGCGGTGGCCAGATCGATCAGTACGCCGCCGGCGTAGGCCGCATACAGCAGGTACATCAGCCGCCAGCCGAGCTTGTGCAGCCGGGGCGTGAGCAGATCCAGGCGGCAGATGCAGGCCACCAGGATCAAACCGCACACCGCCACTCCGGCGATGCGCGCAATCAGCAGGGCAGCTTCCATCATTGACCACCTCCGAGTTTGTCGATGCGCGCCAAAGCGGCTTTGAGCAGCGCGGACACCAGCAGCTGCGCGCCGGCGCCCCCGACCACGCAGCCCAGGAACAGCGCCGCGCGCGAGGCGGTCCCCACCAGCTCGGTAGCCGCCGCGCCGAAGGCCGCGCCGACGAGTGTTGAGAGCACAACGTAGACGATGGCCCGGCCGCGGCCCATGGTCGCGGCTTGGCTCATCGAGAAAAGCGCGCCGACGAAGCCGTACAGCAGGCTGTAGTAGTCCACCCCGAATAGCGCGAGGGTGATAGTGCTGGCCGTGGCCGCAATCGCGCTGGCCAGCGCGGTAGTGGGCTCAGGCATGCTCAGCCCTCCACCGCCGCCGGCGGCGGCGGCAAGAACGCGGGCAGCTCGGCCAGCAGCTCGGCCTCGGTGGGTACCGGGCGCGTGCCGGCCTCCACGGCGGCCAGGATGTCATAGCATGCAGACCAAGTGAGCGAGCGCCAGGCGCGCAGGGCGGTGCCCTCTGCCCGGAAGCGGGGGACCGCCGGCTCATCGGCATATGTCACAGCAGTGCGGATGTCGTCGTAGCCCATGCTCTGCGCCGTCGCGTCAAGCAGAGCCTGCTGGACGAACGCCTGCAGCTGCTGCTTGACCTGGTCCGCGCTGGGCGCGTCGGCAGGCAGCGGCGTGTTGCCGGCGGCGAGCCAATCCTGGTATTCCTGCCATGCGCCGAGCGTCGGTTCGGGTGGAATGATTGACCCGTCGCTCAGGCTGCGCACGCTTGTGGTTGCAGTAAGTTGATACATCACATATGCCTCGCGTTGAATTGCCACTACCCTTAAAGCTCGGCGTTTGCCGCCCACGCCCCCAGCCATGACCATGAGCTCGATGCGATGGCTGTGCAGTACCACATCAAGCTGTTGATAGTCGGTAGCCGAGCGTCGTATACGCTGACATTGCTCGCGCCCGAGACGCTGTAGCTCAAAGCTGGGACCGTGCGCTTCGTGACCTTGAATGGAACCGCTTGACGGTAGTCAATCGCTGAGCCGACAGCGTTGTAGCCGCTATTGAATCCATCGCCGACCTCGTAGTAGCGCTGGCACCGCTGCTTGTTGATCGCCACGTCAACACGCTCGAAACTGACAGCCGCCGCGAGGATGCTTCCCTTTTCGAGCTGCACTTCCCCGAGCGTCCAAGTACCCGATGTTTGTGCGCCGACCGTGAAGACAATCTCAATACCCGTCGTAGCCGCCGCAGGAACGCTGATTGAAGCGGTATAGAGGCCCTCCACAGCGCTGACTGCGAATGAGCTACTGGCGATTGCGGTTCGCGTGGGACTGGCAACGGTGCCGAACGAGTCGTTGGTATTGGCGTAATAAGCAGCCCAGTTGACCGTCGTCAATAAACTGTTGCTCAGCTTCACGCTCAAGGTGCAGACGTTACCAGCCAGGTCGACGCTGTTCCCAGCTTCGATGCGCTGGCCGATGCCTATGCCGGTAACGCCTGCTGCGCCGGTGAATCGGTATCGCTTCGTAGCATCGCTCGCCGTGATCTGCTGGCCACTTACGTTGGCACCAGTGCAGTACGCATAGAAGCGGTCGATGCAGTAGGCCAATGCCGCTCCAGCGGTGAACGTCTGCGCCGCGCCGGAGTTGCGCTGGTCCTCGTAGCAGTTGCCGTTGATGATGCGGTTGCGGAACGGGTCGGCGCTGGCACTGATCACGTTGCGCGAGGCCTGGGCCGTCGGACCACTCATGCCTATGACTCGCCAGGTGGTGCTACCCGCCGGCAACTGCAGCTCGATCTGCCCATTGGGCGGGATGGAAATGCTCGCCGCGCCGGCAATCGTGTCCGTCCCGTTGGCGGAAATCACCGCGGTGTTGCCGGTGCCATCCGTGCGGTGAAAGATGTAGACGGCGTCGTCACTACCACTACCGCTGGCGGGCAGCGTGCGCGAGACGTTGCCGCCGGAGGCGTCCACCTGCAAGAAACCGCACTGCGTGGTGGCCAGCGTGCCGCCGGTGCCGGTGATCGACGTGCGCGCTACGTCGGTGAAGCCCGCGCTGTTGAGCGCGTCCCACAAAGCGGTGAGAGCCGCCTTGAGAGATGCGCCCGCGAGCGAGCTGCCCGACACCGTAGCGCGAGAGAACAATTTAGCCATCTGCAAGACCTCCTATGAGAACGGTGGCGCGGCCATTGACGGCAGCGCCTGTGATGTCAACCAGCTGGACGTTGGGGCCCAGCTGGGCCGAGAAATCGAGCACGCGCCCGGCGATCGCGCCGCCGCCATCCACCACGGGCGTGATCTGGGCGGTTTTGACGAGCACCCAGTTGCGCGCCGGCACACCGCCGGCCGGCGCCAGCCGGGTGCCCGAGGAGCTGATGGCCACGCTGCCGTAGGTCTGCGACACATCGGGCAGCGCCAGCGAGGCGCGAAAGACCGACACCACACCCTGCTGCGAGCCCGCACCCACACTGACGCGGAACTGCACGCCCTGCATGCGCCCCACGTCCAGCGCGCCGGGCCACGGCTGCCAGGCCGCGGACGCGCCGTACAGGTCCGCCGCGGCATACACATCGGGCAGCGCATAGGCGTCGTTCAAGGTGCTGCCGTCGATGCGGTACTCCACCAGCGGCGCTGTGCCCGCAATACTGGATGTGAGCGTGAGCGTGCCGCCGCCATAGGCTGGCAGGAAAGGCTTGCTGACCCAGGACAGCGCAACATACTGCGTGCCGTACACGTCCGGCTCGCCATAAGCGTCGGCCAGCGCGTAGACATTGCTGGAGGGATCGACATTGGCAACCAGGTTGCCGCCGCTCAGCGACCACCCAGTCTGCGGAGTGCTGATCGCACAGATGTCGGCGGCACGGGTGGCCGCCACATTCACGGTCTTGATATAGGAACCCGATACACCGAGTTGCGCTCCCCAAACCTTGACGTTTTTCCCGGTAAAGGTGAGGTCTGGGTACAGCATCATCTGCAGCGCCGCATTGGCGCCGGTATTGATCGTGCCGCTCACGAAATAAATGCCCACGGCAGCTTGGCGAACATTGATACCCGTCACATTCGTGGCGCCCCCAATGCTGGGCACACCGGCGGTCCAGGCAATGTCAAGCGTGGCAACGGCCGTGCTGTATGCAGAGTCAAAAAATGCCAGGCGCGTCTGCGCCGCGGTGCCCTGTTTGACAAACCATCCGAACGGCAGCGCGGTTCCCGGTGGCACCGCAATCAGTTGCGCCTTCCACGTGACGGGTCCGTTGGCGGCCACAACCGTGTCCATGGTCAGTGCGCCATCTGGTGCGGTATCCGTGTTGGCGATTGTGGTCGTGCCGTTATCGATCCAAACGCCTGCATCGAATTGCTCCGAGAACAACGCGATGTTGGTCGATGCGGCCTCGATCAGCAGCGCGGCGCTGCCCGTGCTGTAGTCATACCTGGGCACATTCGCCGGCGAGGTCTGCAGCACGCCATTGACATCCACATACGTCGCTGCACTCGCCCGCGCGAAGCTGGCGATCTGATTCGCGGCGTAGCCATATGCGCCAGGCGCCAGCGGCCCCAGATCAGCCACAACAGGGAAGCCCTGCACCTGGTAGTCCACCGTCTGCACGAAGTTGGTCGCATCGGGCTGGCCGAAGTCCAGCGCGCCATAGGTCACCGTGCTCTGGTTGCCCGACGTGTCCTCGCTCACCAGCATGATGGTCTGCACACCGTAGAGCCGCTCGCTGATGGAAATGGGCGATGACGTTGCCAGGCCGTCCAGCAGGTCCGTGCCACGGCTGAATGAGGGGTTGGCCACGTTGCCCGCGATGGACCTGGCGCGCGTGCCGGCCAGGTCGATGTCGGTGGCCGGCGTGAAGAAAATCAGGCTTTGCGTGAGGCTCAGGCCCGTGGGCGGACTGGGAGGCTCCGTCTTGCCCACCACCTGATGCAGGGGCCAATAGGCCCAGTCGCTGTAGGCCACGCCGTTGTAGGCGCGGCCGCGCACCAGGTAGAAGGCGCCATCGGTCACCGGTTGCAGCCAGGCGGTGGTGAGGTCCGGACGCACCTGCACGGTGTCGCTCCAGGCACCGTCGCTGGCGCGGTACTGGATCTCCACCCACCCCGACGACAGCACGGCCTGGCTGGTAATGGCGGCCCAGCTGATCTGGATGCGGCTGATGATGGTGCCATCGCCCAGCTTCAGCAGCGCGGCCGTGCCGCTGGCAATGCCGGTGGTGGCCAGCAGCGCCACGCTGAATGGGTTGGGCAAATTGTTGGTGCTGGCCGGGTTGTAGACGCTGGCCTCACCGCTGTTCCAGGCGTAGGCGCCCGCATCGTCCTCGCGCAGCAGCAGGTTGACACCGCCGTCCAGGCTGAAGCTGCGCTGGAGCACGCGGAAGCTCTTGGCGCTCCATCCATAGCGGCTGCTGGTGCGGGTGACGATGTCGCCCGGCTGCACCTTGTAGGCCTTGAACTTGAACGGCGCCTGCTGCGTGCCCGCGCGGCGCGCGCGCTCCAGCGTGATCTTGGCCAGGCGCTGCGCACGCGTGCTGTCGGTGACCATGGCGAACTGCACGTCCGTCAGGATCTCCTGGCCGCCATCGGCCGCGACGTAGCCCGCATTGCGGAACGGGGCAAAGTCCGTGGGTTGCCACAGCGCGCCCTCGCTCACGAAGGTGCCGGTGACGCCGTTGAACAGGTCGCGGCGGCTGCCGCGCATCTGGGTGGTGATGCTGCCGGCCAAGTCGTCATCGCTCAGGTCCATCACCGGAGTGCTGTACATGCCCGAGCGCACGCGCCACAGGCCGCCGGAGAAGCTGGCGGCGCCCGCCATGGTGGCCAGAATGGCCTCCAGGTTGTCCTTGCGGTTGCTGCCGGTGCTGAGCACGCCGTCGCAGGCGTAGCGGGCCTGGGAGCCGCCGGCCACGGTCACAGCCTCGTCGCAATTGTTGGCGCTCGCGATGGCAATGGCACTGTCGAATTCGCCCAGGGCCGCGCCGAAACCCAGCGGGTCGCGCAGGTAGTCCACGGCACACAGCGCGGGGTTGTTGCTGTAGGCGGCGGCACCGGTGCGGAAGTCATACACCTTCTTGCCGCGCACCACGGCCTTGATGTTGGGCACGCCGGCGCTGAAAACGGCCGGATCGTAGGTCAGGCGCACGGCCAGGTAGGCCACGCCATTGCCCACGTGCGAGGCGGTCCACTCGCCGCCGCTGGCGCTGATGAGGTCCGCGCAGGCCTGCTGGCCAGCCGCGCCGGTGAAGGTGCGCACGCGCACCAGGGGCCTGCTGTCGCGCCAGGTGTACAGCACCGTCACCTGCTGATTCGGGTAGCCCGGCACGCTGAGCTGATTGCCGTTGGCCGTGCCATTGACGGCGATGGAGCCCAGCCCGTCGCTGCTGGCATTGGGGTTGGGGATCAGCACGCCGTTGAGCGACGCCACGCTGTGCTGCAGGGTGGCGTTGCCCGATGCGTCGGTGGTGACGGATTCGATCTGGCTGCCCGTGGACACGTTGATGTACATGCCCTGGGTGACATCGCCATTGCCGTCCAGCGGGCCGATGCTCGCGTCGTTGAACCAGATATCGTCGATGGCCGCCACCTCATGGCCTGCCAGGGCAATGACGAGCCAGAGGTATTGCTTCTGCGCGCCATCGGTGCAGGCATACACCAGCGGACCGCTGCACATGGCCCGGCCATAGACGATATTGCGGTAGGCCACGGCCGAACGCACCACGACGGCCCGGTCCTGGAAGCTGGCGTTGTACGCCGCGGCGGCGGCGGCGCGTGCCTGCTTCTGCTGGTATGCCCCATAGAGCACGGACGCGGTGACGGCACCGATGGTGGCGCCGGTGACCGTGATGCCCAACACGCTGATCGCCGTGAAGCCGATTTCGGCGGCAATTGCACTTCCGATCTGCGCGCCAACCACTGCAACAACTGCACCCGGCATCACACCCTCCATGCCGCAGTCGCGGCGATCATTGGAACCATGGCCACGCCCGTGGGCGTGGCAGCGACGGTGGCCACATCGCCCAGGCACACACCCAGGGCGATGCGCCTGCCCAGCCGGACGGCCACCACATCACCGCGCCAGGCCAGGGGCGCCGCGATCGGCTCACCCAGCGCGGCGCTGGCGATGGCGGGCAGGCCCGGCTCGCGCATGCGGCGCACAGCCACACGGGCCGTGCTGTAGCCGCGCCACGGCGCGCCGGGGTCCTGCCCGGTGACGGCCAGGACCGCGTCGGCGGCGAAGATGCAGCAGTCGTGCATACCCCAGGCAAAGGGCGTGGCGGAGCGCGCGGCCACGAAGGCATGCAGGCGCTCTGGCCAGTCCTCGAAACGCTGCAGGCCGCTCATGGGCGCCAGTCCTTGCTGGGCCAGATGATCTGTTTTTCCACCATCTGCGGGACGTATTCGAAGAACCTGTCGCCGGGCCAGTAGGACTGCTGGTCTTCGTTGTTGAAGCGGCGCTCGTTGGCCCGCGCGAAGTCCACCAGGCGCGACTGGACCGTGAGGCCGATGGTGGCGGTGCTGCCCCCGTCGTTGATGACGAGCACGTCCATCAGGCCCTGCCACTCCAGCGTGGGGTTGGCCAGCAGCTGGTACTGCGCGTTGAGCGGCGCGAAATACACATAGGCCGGCCGCCCCTGCACCGGCTCGTTCATGGCCAGCGACACGTAGGCGCTGGGCACGCCCGACAGCTCCATGCCCAGGCTCTGCGACTCCAGCGACTCGGTTTCCACCACCACGTCCACCTTGCCCAGGTTGCCGGCGCCGCGCCAGGTCTGGCCGTTCCAGACAATGTCGCTGGTGGCGTTGGTGAGGTAGATCGTGCCGCTGTCAAACACCAGCTGCACCAGCAGCAATGCCGGAACGTGCTGCGCCTGCAGCGCCGTGTCGACGGCGCCGGTAACTGTCTTGGCCATGATGAATGGGTGAGCTAGAAGGTTTCGATGAGCGTGAGGCCGCTGTCGCAGCGGCTGTAGCCCGGAAAGTGGGTGACGACGGGCACGTCCTGCAGCTGCCCGGTGAAGCTCGGCTTGTCCCACACCACCGCTGTGCCATTGCCCGGCGCGGTGCGCAGCGGCTGGGTGATGGCGATGGTGTCGCCACTGCCGGTGAAGCTGGCATTGGCGGCCACCTCCACCACCTGGCCGCCGGCGGCGCCTATGCCCAGCTTGTCACCGGCCTTGAGCGTGGCGCCGGCCGTCGTGCCGGCCAGCGCCAGCGTGGTGGCGCCCTGCGCATGGGCGCCGCTGAGCGTGAGCGTGCCGCGCTGCGTGCCCGTGGGCGCGCTCTGGCGCAGGTCCCACATGAGGATGCGCCCCGCCGGGCCGCCCACGCGGCGCAGAAAGGCGTCCAGCGCGCGGCCCTGGGCTGTCGTCATGTCGATGTAGCCCAGGCGCGCCTCCCAGCGCGGCCAGGGCACTTCCAGCGTCTGGATGGCGTTGGACAGCGGCGACGTGAAAGCCAGCACATTCGGCCGCAGAAGCATGCTGAAAGAACTGGCCGGAACAATGGTGCTGTCGTAAACAAGCGTGGCCATGGATATCCTCAGGCAAACTGGGGCGAGCCCGATTTCATGCGATAGGCCACCTCGGCCAGGGTGGCAGCCTTCACCTGCTGCCCCCACTGGGCGAGGGTGGCCGTGTCCGCGCCACCCTGGAAGGTCTGGTGCTGCACGATGGTGACGCCACCGCCGCCGGCACCGTTTTGCCCCTTGGGCACGATGCGCTCGCCCTCGTGGATCTGCGCGAGCATGTCGCGCGGCACGTAGGGCGTGCCCACGTCGAAGCTGAGCAGCGACGAGATCCAGCTGGAGATGGCGCTGGCCGGGGAGCCGCCCCCACCCGCCGGGCTCCAGCCGCCGCCGATATCGATGTTGTCGGCGCCGCCGCCCCGGCTGGCGCCCCCGCCAAAGAGCCACTGCGCCAGGGGCTGCGTGATGTTCTTCTGCACGTAGATGCGCGAGATGTCCGCCAGGATGCTGTTGACCAGCCCCTTGAAGTCCAGCTTGCCGGTCTGCACGAAGTTCACCAGCGCGTCCTCCATGGACTTGAAGGCATTACCCCAGACCATCTGCGCCTGTTTGGCCGCGTTGGACGAGTCGTCGATGTACTGCTGAAGCGCCTTGATGGTGCCATAGCTGAAGCTGCGCTCCAGGTTTTGCCGCGCCTCGATCAGCGCGGTCATGGCCTGGATCTGTGCCTCGGTGTTGGCCTTCAGGTCGGCGATGGCCTGGTCATCGAGCGG